ATCTACACAAGGCTATTCGTCGGCAGCGTCAGATGTGTATAAGAGACAGGTGCTGCATTTTGCGCCTCTGCTTTAGTTCTAAAGCCGCCGCGCGGTATTTCCTTGCGCTGACCTTGGTCGTCCTTATACGTAATTCTAAACTGCCATTTACCATTTCTTTTTCTATATGAAGCCATTGCGAACATCCTTTCGTGTTGAAAGGTGGCGTCTTAATGGGTAAAATAGGGTATACAAAGACACCACGCTTTTGCGTGCATTTTTTGGTTAGCACATCCCACAACTTTGGTCGGTGAGGGGATGTGCTATTTTTTATTCTAATTTTGGATCTTTTCTGGTCAAGAACCAAGTCTTACTAATATCGTATACGACACCTGAACCATCTAGTAGGGTTAGGACTACGTTGTACAAATGTTGCTTAGTTGTAATTGTAAAATTGGGTGGAGTTAGCATAATTGTGGCGGAGCCGTAGTCTTTGTCAATCATCTTTGATTTATCAAAGGACAGTTCACTTGCATTAAATGGTGTGTCGGTGTTTACTAAATCTTCTTGATCGTCGTTCGTAATTTTTAGATTTAGAATGTAATCCGTCTTGCTTACTTTAATACCAGTCATCGCTATGTTAAATTGTATGATAGAGACAGAAGGTAGCGTTTCATATTCAAAGTAAAAAATTGGGTTCTCATTTGTTTGTGCTGAATTTATTGGATAAAGCATAGAAATTTTATTTAGAAATTCTTTATTGTTTGTCATTGTATACCTCGGAGGTGTTGATTTTGCTTAAATTTATTAAAGTTCATTTTTTTATTTCAAGATTAAAAGTTGATGAACGTGAAAAATTATATGCAATGATATTAATGAGTAAGAATCGCTCAATAACAAGGAAAGATGCAATGTATCAAGCTAGATTTATAGCAAAACGTCCAGATTTAGAGCGGGAATTAGAGAAAGTGTTAGTTTATGGACCAGATTCATTTTAATCGTTATCGGGCACTTGTTCTATTTTGCTATTATGGGAGACAGTTTTTTGATTATTGATATCATCTTTTGATATTAATGTTGATAACGTATTCATGTTGTTCTGTACAATTTGAAGTACTCCATTATCAATAATTTTTCTATATTCTGTCGCATCGTGCTGTAGATCATCGGCTTTTTTAGATAGGCTTGTAAATCGAATTGATAAGTTTCTATAAAAAGCAAATGTAGAAATAAAGCCGATTCCGAGGAAATATAGTAGTGCAATTGGCCATGAATCAAGATGATCAAATCCGCGCCAAAATGAAAGACCTAAAGCACCCAATATTAAAGCCAATAGTCCATAGCCGGACCAAGGTTTTTCGTCAATAATAAACACCCTCAATACTTAGCTAAGTTATAAAATATTATTTGATTAAGTGAAATAGGATCATCTAATTAATTTTTAAGATAAAATATATATGCTATACTTCAGTTATTGACTGGCTACCAATGCCATTTACCCAGTGCTAATTTACCAGTTGCCTGATAAAAGGGCAGTCGTTACTAATCAAATTATTTATTCGTATTTTATTGAAGCCAAATTTAATTTTTCCAAGTACAACAAGACTTTTTAAAATTTCCTGTCTATTTATCGGGGTATTCACTTAATTTAGTTTTCAACATTGAAATGAATGCCGAACAAATTTCTAACATGAAAATAGTTTCAGCTTGATCGGATACGTGTTTAAGTTGTTGAGGATCTTTACCATGTCTGATACCGTTATCGCTTGTATATGCATAAAGTTTGCTTATAGCTTCAAGATACGCTGGGTGTATTTCAATAAAATTATTTCGTTTCAATATTTGAATACTTTTACTCAATATATCGCTAGGTCTACCATCAAAAAGATCAATGCAGACAGTTCGTGCAGCAACTTCGACGGCATTAATGGATTCCAACATTACTGTGTCAAAGTTAGGTCCACTTCTTTTTCCAAGTTCATTGATTGCTTTTTGAAGATGACCGCCATCTATTTTCGATTCAAGACCGGACTTAATATTTTTTATATCGGTATCTGAATTAATAGGTGTTAAAAATCTATTAATAAACCTATATCCCGAGTGATTTTTACTTAATAATCTATTAGCATTAAGAATATCGTCGGGAGAATCAGTCCATGTTTGAATAATATACTCGAAGAAATCATAGATTTCATAGAATCTTAAAACTGAATAGTATTTTCCAAGATAGTTTTGAGGTCGATCCCCCGAAAAAATTAACGTGCCAATCGAAAAATGAAAAAACTCTGTCCAAATAATACGTACTATTTCATAATTTGTTCCGTTGTAGCTATCGGTTAAAAGACCAGTGGCTTCGTGATTTCTATTAAATAAGATATCCATGCAGAAATTAAAAATATCATTTTTCAATTGTGAATTCATAGTGTTAAGCTGAATGACGTCATCAATTGTTACGAAACCCAAACGTTCAGAAAATTTCAATTTATATTCAACTCTCTTCACTAAAAAAGTTATACCAGAATTAATGTTTAAAATACTTAGTAATCGGCTAAGTTCAATTGATTATTGTTAATATCCGCAATATTGACTGTGTACGAGTTCTTATGTGGATTTACTGATACTTCGGGATCTGTATCAGTTTGATTAACAAGCTCAAGCTTCACATTATTTTTAGTGTTATCTAACGTATAACCAAACTCAGCTAAAATATGAGCTGACTTTCCTGGCAGAAGCTTATTATTCTGTCTATCTACAATAGAATTAGCTAAATTATAATTGTCTGTTTGAACACCTGTAGAATCATCGGTTGTATCGAATAGATCAGACGGTGTTGCTTGATCATCTAATTTTATTTCTTGAGAGCCGTCCGTACTTTTTTGATAGGCAACAATTTCAAGGAAATTGATAGAGGAAACTTTTATCTCTTTATTCGAGTTATTAGTGACCATTTCATCTAAGAAGAAGACACGTTTGTTTTTAACGTTACCGCCAACTACTTTATTAATAGTTACTGTGCCTTTGTTTTCATGGAAAACATTATCGGTTACAAAATATTTGTAGTTTTTAGCTTTTTTAACGGTACTAGTTGCAGTAGATGTATTTTCCTTATTGGCCGATTGTGAGCCACAAGCAGCCAGTGATAATGAAGAAAGCAGCAGCAACCCAACAACAAATGATTTTTTCAAAATAACCCCTCCAAATGATATAATAAGTTATCGGCTTCAATCATTTGGAGTTATCCTCTAATCGTTCTAGCGGTTAGGGGATTTTTTAGTACCAGTGTTTAAATTTGTTGTGATGAATCTCACTTGTGTTCAAATGTGCGATTACAGTCACGGCAAAAGAATTGATTTTTACCTTTTTTACCTGCGAATCCAGCTATTACACCGATTCCACCAGTAAGCACACCACCCACAGCTGCTTTACCAACTGAAAAAGATTTATGGTTATTTTGCATGAATTCTACATTCGTGCTATGGCAATGTGGGCACTTGATTTTTCCCATAATGTTTTCCTCCAAATAAGTATCAGCTTTTAACGTCTTCAGTATTTGGACGTACCTCATCAATAGGCGTTTTGCATCGTTTCGTCAATTGCAGATTGTCCCTTTGAAGTTGGCGTTCCGTCTTGATTTTCATAGCCATTCTGCTTAGCCCAATCGTCTTGTCCAGAGACCCAAGAATCTGTTGTTCCGTCAGGATTAGTACCAGCAGCATGATCTTGACCAGGCATTATTGGATTACCGTTAGGATCATAACCGCGATCCTGATTGACTTCACCCTGAGTTTGAGCGGTTGACTGTTGAGCCTGGCTAGTTGCTGCTGCCTGTGACGAGCTAGACGCTGCTTGAGATGATGCTACAGCAGCACTAGACGCCGCTGCTGATTCGCTTGCAGCTTTGGCACTACTTTCGGACGCTGCCTTAGCCTGTGACTCACTAGCTGCTTTAGCTTTGGATTCCGACTTTACTTTGGCGAGTGATTCTTTCTTAGCTTTACTGATACTTTCTGACCGTGCGTTGTCGGATGAGCTGGCTTTTTCTGCTGAACTGTTATTCCCGCATGCAGCCAGAGATAAGGACGAAAGCAACAACAATCCAACAACAAATGATTTTTTCAAAATAACCCCTCCAAAACTTTATTTATTCAATTAGGTAATTTATTTTTAGGCCGTCCTTTTTGAGAGTGTCGTGTCCATGCAGATATAATTGTGGGAATAATTACGTTGTTGGAGTTATCGGCTGTTATAACAAAACCAGCAACCTGTCTTCCATCTTTAAAAGCAGATTGAACAGCCTGTCTGCTAACACCGAATTTATCTGCAAAATCAGATAATTTTGTTGATTTAAAAAATAATTCTCCTTTTTTTGTCCATGCATAATATATTTTTGATTTATGCGGAAGCTTAAATAAAGGTGATAATCTTGCATTGTTTAAGAGCTCTGATATATAGCCGGATTCATTATGTGAAGCGAAAATATAGCCATCTATTGTTGCAAATATTTTGGCGTCAAGAGCTTTAAAAATTCGGATGGGTTTAACTTCAGTTGCCTTTATGAGCTCCTTCAAATTTAAAAAGTGACCAATGAACTTGCCGTCAGTGCTATATGCATAGGTGTTTACTGAGTATGAATCTGGTAGTTTACATGAAGCTACCTTTTCTAAGGCAGCAGAGAAGTCTTTAGGATTACAGTTACTCAATAAAATATATCCTTTGTATGCTGAGATTGCTTTTTGATCCACAGCTTCAGAAATATTGCTTTTTTTAGAATTATCATATATTTTACTTCTTTTTAATTCTTGAATGCCGCGAACTACTTCGATGATGTTTCCCGATAAATCAAAAACATAAATTGGCAGATTATTTGTAATTTGTGGTCTTTTTCTTCTAGAATTTTGAAACCCAGCTCTAAGCTTGGCAAGATGCATTGAATCAGTACTAGTTGAAATTATTAACCCTTGAGAGTTAGTGGATCCAAATTGGTCTTTTGCTTGAGCTATCGCGGAAGGAGTAACATGCATAAATCTAGCCAGTTCTGTAGCATTTCCCTGAACAACAAAATGGCCGTCAGGGGTATAAACAAAGTATGTGTTTTTCCCATCATTGAGCTGAGCCTCCGTTTTTAAACTACTTGATTTTGGAAGTTCTTTAACTGATTTAGTTGTAATTTTTTCTTGTATGTCTATGTTTATTGAGCTTAAATAGGTCATTAATAATTTATAGATATTGTTTCTGTCTTGAAAAGAGACAATTCTATTTTTTGCTGTAATGTTGATAGATAGGTCGGAAATGTAATTCAAAAAGTCTTCAATTTTAAAATTATCTATTGCATGAGATTTTTCAGATAAATTTAATAAGTAATCTACAGAAATATTTAATTTATTAGAGATTTTTATCATTGTTTGTACATTGGGAAGGCTTGTTTTCCAGCGATAGGATGAATTTTGACCAATTCCTAAAGAACTTTCGAAAGAATTGGGTGTATATCCATGATTGATTGCTAGCCTCATAACTCTATCATAAAATGATTCCATCTATAGCACCACAATTCCTTCCACTTGAAAGTCATCCTACATATAGACCTCCAAAGTTTTATCCAAATAATTAAACTCCACGAGTTAAATCACACTCATATTTTCCAAAAGCAAAATGATTTTCAACAAGTAATTAGACCGCAATGTCCTAGAGTTACCGACGAGTAGGAATTTTTTATGCCGTCAATTTGGCATCCAGTAAATAAAAATTAAATGTTGCATTAATTACAATTCGATAAATACCAGAAGTTGTTTCAGCGATAAATCGTGTTGGATAAACCGATTTTAAGTATTGAATTGCATTATGCAAAAACTCTGGAGTGACGTCAAGCTGATTGGCAATTTCCCATTCATAGATTAGACCATCTTGCCAACACTTGATTAGATCATCAAGTGTAATGATATCTTTATAGGCGAGATGCCGGGCAATTAGCTCTTGCTTACGTACCGAAAGGCGTTGGTAGTAATTCATATTAGGCCGCTCTAACAAAATGCTTACAGCCGTTAAAACATGATAGAACTCTTCTTTTAATACTTGATATTTATCGGTTGCAGACTGCATTGGTTCAATAAAAATATATGGTTGACCGTCATCAATTTCAAAAGTACCCCACCAACCAGTTTTTTTGTGAAGATTATTTGGTTCTAAAACAATTATATCTGGGTATAATTCACTGCAAGTTTCCTCATATCTGTTCAATCCCAACACCTACTTGTTGTTCTTTTTGTATTTGTGGATAGCATCATTAAGAAAATTAACGTTTTTCTGTATTTCTTCATTAGTATATTTATGATCAACATCATCTGCGTGAGCTGCTAAAGCCGCAGGTAATTCAGGCTTTTCTTGGGCTGCTAGTTGTTGCCGAGCAAATTTATAGACGCTGAGTTTATGATCATCGCTTAATTTAGCAACAATCATGCTGATCTTTGTATCAAGCAATTCTTCTGTGCCATCTCCGTCAGTGATGTATCCAATGGAAACTTCAAATAAATCTGACATTTTCTGTAGTGCGCCCATTCTCGGACTCTTTTGGCCAGTTTCCCAATTTGAAACGGTTTGTTTAGATACACTTAATTTATCGGCAAGCTGTTCTTGGGTCCAACCACGTTTTGATCTTAAATATTGAATTTGTTGAGATATTTTATTTCCTGTAGCCATTGTTTCACTTCCTATCTATGTCACAAATAATAATAACATAATGTTATCTAAAGTCAACCTAAAGTTATAAAAAGTTATGTAAAGTTATTGACTATAACTTTAAGTTGACTTATACTGAACTTGTTCATCAAGGAAGGAGGAAATAATTTGCCAAAAAATTTGATGCGTATCACTTTACGGGCTGCAAGAATTAATGCTGGTTTAAGTCAAGAACAGGTCGCTCAAGAGTTAACTGACTATTTAGGCACGAAAGTTTCGCGCCAACGTATTTCATTTTTTGAAAAGCATCCAGAAGAAACACCGGTTGGCTGGGGAGAGGCTTTTGCTAAATTATATAAGTGGCCTAGTGACGCTATTAAATTTACCCCTACGTCAACTTTAAGTTATACATTACGTAAGAAACATGAGGCCAGCTAGTGAAGAAAGAAGGAAGCACTTTGGAAGAATTACCACAAATTAAATTTAACAATGAACTGATTCTAACCACCGAACAATTAGCAGAATTTTATGGAACAACAGAAAAGGCTATTAAGCAAAATTTTAATAATAACAAGGACAAATTCATTGAAGGGAAACACTACTTCAAACTACAAGGTGAAAAATTGAAGATGTTTAAATTGCAAGTCGAAAATTTCGACTTGCAAATTAGCTCAATGACGAGATCCCTTTATCTTTGGACGAAACGCGGTGCCGCCCGCCACTCGAAAATGGTTGGCACTGATCGGGCATGGGATGTCTTTGATCAGCTTGAGGAAAACTATTTCAATCCGCAGCTGCGTTTGCCACAAAAGCCAATGAGTGCAACCGAACAATTGTCTCTAGCAGTTAAATCGGTTTTAGAAATCGACGACCGCGTTACCACTCTGGAAGACACTATGCGCGTGTCTGGTGTTCAGGAACAGCAATTACGCATGACGGTCAATAAGCATGTGATGCAGATCATTGGCGGTAAGAAAGCGCCGGCGTACAGCAAGCTTGGTTCATCCGTTTTTCAGCAGTGCTGGCATGATTTTAAACGTTACTTCGAGATCCCACGGTATGGTGAACTACCACGAATTAAGTTTGATGAGGGTATCCGCTATGTCGAAGCATGGTTACCCGACACGGAAACGCGTTTGGAGATTGCGAATCGAAATGCACAAGGCGAACTTTTTGAATAGGGAGGCTTAGCAAAATGGAACTAAACATTAAAGGCACACCAGAAGAAATACAAAAAGTGCTCCGAACTATTGCAACTAGCAAAGAGCACCTTCCTGAGGATAAAAAAGATGTTGGGTTACGTGTTGACGGAAACGCTGTTGCCAAAATTATTCATGATACTGGACTTGATTGGACGAATATAGATGGTGCAGTTTATCTAAATCCTAAATTGGCGAGATTTCTTGATGACGAAAAGTCTATAAAGAAGCCAAATAATTGAATAGCTTAATTATACAAGAGAATGGAGTGATCTTGTGTCAGAAATAAAATTTGAAATTCAGGATGAGTTTGTGATCAATGTACCAGTACCTGTTAAATTGCCTGAGGACAAAGTCCTTGTCAGTCGTGATGAATATCTCAGATATCACAACGAATTATTGGGTTGGACCTGGGATATTCAAGATATGGTGCGGCGCTTAAAAAAATCACGTGGTTGGATAACTAGGAACATCTTGTCGCAACCTAAATATAGCAAAGAGCTTGATATTAAAAATGGCGGTTTTGTTATTTATCCGGAAACTACCCAAGCCTATGTAATTGGTGCGACCCAGATGGCCGAATGGCTGGAAATCCACTGGAAAGAATTTCCGTGGAACACTGGTAAATAAAGAAAGAAGGAATTTTGAATGGATAATCAATTCGATTTTGAAGGGTTTGCGGAAGTCGTTAAAAAGGCACAAGGCGATGGATATGTCGTCCGATTAAAGAGTGACATTGAAACGGCCGCCTACATGGGTAAGAAGAGCTTGATTGTTGATAATCATTTGAGCGATGAAAGCATCGAGCAGTTGGTGACGGAAGGCTTTAGCTTAACTAAGCTGCCAGGAAAGCTGGTTATCAATTGGGAGGCTCTGGAATGATTATCTTGTGGGCCCTAAGCGTTCTTGGTGCCTACTATCTTGGAAAAGATGGCATTGAAGCATTTTTTGGCCTTGATAGCACGCCGTCTGACCGTCGCGAAAAAGTCGTTAATAAATGGGTGAAAATTTGTGAGGACGACAAAAAGACCGCACGTACTGCCATACATGCGGTCAAACAAAATAATCATATTAAATAATTTTACGAGTTAAGTATAAAACAAAGTGAGGTCTTAAATCAATGGCAAATGAAGTTACTGCAATTTTACCGCAGTTTACCGTGAAATATACACCGGTACCAATTGAGATCACTAATGAAGCGCAGCTGAAACAGGCAATCACTGATTATGCGTCGAAATATAAAGGCTTGGTCGTTACCGAAGACACCTTTGCCGAGGCTAAAAGTGTGCGCGCCGAGATGCGCAAAGTTATCACTGAACTCGATGAGAACCGTAGGAAAATTAAGCGCGGCTATAATAAGCCGTTAGATGATTTTGAAGTGCGTATCAATGAGTTGAAAGCAACTGTTAAACAAGTGATCACCCCGATTGATACCGCCGTCAAGGAGCTAGAAGAACGCCAGCGCCAGCAGCGACTGCTGAACGTGCAAGCTTTGATTGATGAAATGGCACCCAATTATGGTGTCACCGCCGCGGATGTTGAAGTTAACCCAGAATGGCTGAATAAGTCGATCAGTCATAAGAAAATCGTGGACGGTGTCGCTGGTACGATGACCGCGATTAAAGCCGAGCGTGATCGGATTGCGACTGAGGAGTTGTCTGTCCGTAAATACGCGGAGGCTAACGGGCAACAATCCGAGGGTTGGGTCACTCAAGTATCTGCTGGTGTAGAACTAGTTGAGATTTTTAAACGTATTGATCAAGCCGTTATTCGACAAAAAGAAGCCTCCGAGCAAGAACGTAAGGCCGCCGAAGCTGCTGCGGCGGTTGAAAAACTAAAGCAAAAGCAGGTTGGCAATAAGACCGTGGACATCGAAACCGGTGAAGTCGTTGATGCAGTGCCGGAACTGGTTGAAACGCGGTTAAGAATTCTGGGCACTCACGAGCAATTGATGGCGTTAAAGCAATTCATGGATGATTCCGCCATCGAATATGAATACTTGGAGGGATAACATGGATCGTTCGGAAAGTATTAAAGAGATCACGGCGGCAATTGCAAAGGTTCAAGGAGAACTAAAGCCAATTGCAAAAGATAGGGATAACCCAATCTCACATAGTAAATATGCAAATTTAGATAGTATTAACCAGGAATTGTTACCGTTGACTAGTAAAAATGGTTTGGCAGTCATGCAATACCCCGTCACTAAGGACAATAAAATCGGTTGTGGCACCATCGTTACGCACACTTCTGGAGAGTATTTACATTTTGAACCGTATCTGATTACGGTTGCCGAGAATAAACGAATGTCAGTCGCTCAGGAAGGTGGAGCTACGATCACCTATGCAAAACGTTATCAGATTTCAGCCATCTTTGGCATTGTTACGGATGAAGATCAAGACGGAGCACAGCCAAATCCACCGCAACAAAGTAACCAACAGAATTATCATAAGCCAGGACAAGGTAACAGACCTAATAAACAGCAACGGAGTAAAAGTAGTTTAAGTAATGGAGCCAGCGGAATTTTAAATAATGCTACCAAGCTAATTAAACGAATCAGCGATAAAACACACGAACCCGAGCCGGATATTTATCAACGTATTTTAGGCCAAGTGGGTTATGAGAGTTCTGAGTTACAAGAGGTCAGTAATGCCGCTAAATTCTTTAACGAAGTACAAACACAATGGCGATCACTGGAGGGTAATAAATGATTAACAATGTTGTTTTAACGGGACGTTTAGCCCGAGATGTAGAGCTACGGTATACCGGTAGTGGTGCAGCAGTTGCTTCATTCACTTTAGCAGTTAATCGCCAGTTTACTAACCGCAATGGCGAACGTGAAGCCGACTTTATCAATTGTGTTATGTGGCGTAAATCAGCCGAAAATTTCGCTAACTTTACGCAGAAGGGATCACTAGTAGGTATCACAGGTCGTATTCAAACCCGCTTTTACGATAACGACGCTGGAACTCGCGTCTATGTGACTGAGGTCGTTACCGATAACTTCTCGTTACTTGAGCCTAAGTCAGATCATCAGCAGCCAGCGCCCACATATCCTAGTGACACTGATGTCACAATGGATGACAAAGACATGCCGTTTTAGAGGAGGTTAGATTTTGGCGCAAAGAAGAATGTTTAGCAAGAAAATAACTGATACTGACTCGTTTATGGAATTGCCGCTGTCGTCACAAGCGCTATATTTTCATTTAAATATGCACGCTGATGATGATGGCTTTATATCTAACGCTAAGACAATTGTACGTATGACCGGCGCCAGCACTGATGATTTTAAATTACTGATTGCGAAGCAGTTTATCATCACATTTGAAACTGGAGTCATCGTAATTAAGGACTGGCGCATCCATAATTATATTCGTAGCGATCGCTATACAAAGACAGTCTATAGCGACGAAAAAGGGCAATTAGCGACCGACGAGAATGGCCGTTATATCAAGGATAAGCCGGCTGTGTCTACCAATGGTATACCAGATGTCATACCAGATGGATACCAAATGGATACACAGGTTAGGTTAGAGTTAGGTAAGGGTAGGTTAGGTAAGGACAGAGATAATATAAAACCTTCTCGTAAAGCACGCAAGCGTGTTTACCAGTCAGGCGAAATTGAATTTGAATTAGCCGACTATTTATTTCAAGCGATTAAGGGAAATAACCCCGAAGCAAAACAACCGAACATGCAGACTTGGTCAAATGATATCCGCTTAATGATTGAACGTGATAAGCGGACACCAACACAAATTAGAAACATGATTGATTGGTGCCAGTCTGACTCGTTTTGGATGACTAATATCTTATCGCCGAAAAAACTACGCGAAAAATACGACCAGATGAAAGTCAAGGCACTGAAGCAACAGCAACCAGATAAAGCGGCGGTGCCACCGTTGCCGGCAAATACGCCAACAATTCCAATGTATGACTGGGCAACTGGAGGTGACGACAATGGAGCTTAACAATATTGGTCAACTGTCACAAGTCAGTCAAGACGGGATGGATATTATGGTCCATTTAAAGCAGCCATTTAACGCTTCTCTGGCTTATACATTATCTGGTGGAGTTACACCCACAATTGCACTTAAAGTAGCTGATAACCGCATTATTTCGCCAGAACAGCGAGCTAAGGCGTGGATACTCATTAATGAGATTGCAAAATGGCAAGGAGACCGCAATAATTCGCCTGATGTTGAACAGTCCATGAAGCAATTAGCAATGTCTGAACATGCTGAAATCACTGAGCACTTTAGTCTGAGCGACTGTAGCGTAACCGTCGCTCGCTTGTTCATCGAAACACTGTTAACGTTCTGCTTTGAAAATGACGTGCCGTTTGCATCAAAAGTCTGGGATGCAATCAGTAATGACTATTTTGCGCAAAAGAAGTGTCTGGAACACCGTGAGTGCGTCATTTGCCGCCGCCACGCACAATATGCACACGTTGAGACTGTAGGCATGGGAATGAGTCGAAAAAAAATCGATCATAGCAAGCACCGCTTTATGGCACTGTGCGCGGTGCATCACTCTGAACAGCATACGATCGGAATCAATACGTTTATTGCTAAGTACCATATTAGGCCAATCAGCTTAAATTTTGATGAACTGGTTAAGCTAGGCATCATGCAAAGGGGTACCGCTTATTATTTCAAGGAACAGGAGGCGGTGCAGCATGAAACTGACCGGCATCAATAGTCATAAAAGTTACGGTTATTTCCGTGATAAGTGTGAAGCAAATGCTTGGTTGGTTGAGCACTATGACCATCCGTTGCCGACGCGAGTTTATAAAACGATTCATGGACCGCGACGGGCTCTATTACCCGAACCAATAGCGACAGGCGCTAACTTAGCGCCACATGATATCTGCTATTGGCTCAGCAAATTGATTGATGAATATGGCAGTGTCTTTCTGGCGCCAGACAACCATCCGTACTTGCAGTTGATTAGGGTCAAAGCAGGCTTTAATCGTATCCGACAGCACCCGTATAAAGAACGTGGCGTGTATAAAGGATGGTCGGCCCGCGTAGCGGAGAGGGTGGGCAAACATGAGGCATGTTGAGATCAAATTAGTGTGTTTATTTGACGGATTAGTTAAGACTAAACACATCGAAATACATCTGCCTGAGAGCGAATATATTGGATTTGATGGGGATGTGTTTCGGATTGGACAAATGTATACGGTGGAGCGTTGGCGGGTGCTTAAAGCGCACATTATTGATCATGGCGTTATTGGAAAGGTGAGAAAGCTCAGTGAAGCGTAAAGGAAAGAAAAAATCAGTAATCAAGAAGAAAAAACGGCGCATGGAAGCTAAGCGGTGCGAAAATGAACAGCCAGTTCCAGAGCTGTCACCGTTTGAAAAATCGCTGTATCGCGCAACCCACACAACTTTAGAATGAGGTGTTATTGATGTCGAAAAAGCTGGAATTGAATATTAAATTATCCGAACTCGCTAATGGCGGCGCACAAGAAAAATTTAATCACGAACTAAAACGGATTGCGGAAAACATTCTTGATCCTAACACGGACGCAAACAAGAAACGTAAAATCACGTTAACGACAACGTTTACGCCCAACGATGATCGTAGCATTGTCACCATTGCCATTGATGTTAAGTCAACACTAGCGCCGGAGGTTGCTATTAATACGCTGATGATGGTTGGACGCAACAACAAGGGTCGAGTTGAGGCAAACGAGCTTAAATCGGGAACACCAGGTCAAACCTATTTTGATCCGGAGGACTCGACGCTAAAGGATGATAAAGGTGAGCCGGTCGATCAGGTTGAACAAAAAGCAAATAATGTTGTTGATCTGCAAGCCAAAAATAAAGCCTAGGAGGCCACGAACATGATTGAAAAAGCAGCATTGGAATATTTATCTGAGTTAGCGCAGGAAGCTGCCAGTAAGAAAATCATTAAGACTGAAGATGGTATCGAATACGGCATTGATGGGCAAGGCGATTTAACTCAATTACGACCGGCTAACGGTGTCCGCAATGCACTGACCTTACACACATTATCTGGTGTAGTTGACTACGTTAAGAATAATGCTGAGCGCCAAACAGCTAGACTAATTTTGCACATCGTTAACGAAACACACGTTGAATTACTTAACAGTTTAGATCAATACGATAACCGCGAAACATTAATTAAGTCTGATGCAATTGTGCCCGATATCTCTTTTGATAACTTTATCGCAGCAGAACAGTTGATCATTATTTTACAGTCACAGTTTGTTAACACATCTGACCGCGAAATTTTAATGAAAGTGCTGGGCAATTTGAAAGAAGAAAATGTTAAAAATGCGAGTGATGACGGCGTCTCTCAGGCGGTTACAGTTAAAACAGGCGTTGCCAGTGCGGGGGATGTACGTGTGCCTAACCCCGTTGAGTTACAGCCGTATCGGACGTTTGCCGAAATTGAACAACCTACCAGCAAGTTTATCTTTAGAATGCATGACGGCATGCGTGGCGCGCTAATTGAAAGCGATGGCGGTTACTGGCGCAATGATGCGATTCAGCGGATCAAAGAATACTTTGAAAAAGAGCTAAAAACTGAAATTGGTTCGAAGTATATCCGCATTATCGCGTAATTAAAAGTAGTCGGGCCGTTAAGGACAAAGCTAATAATGCCTGAGCTTGCTCAGATCGGCTGCTAATGAGGTGGAAGCATGAAAGAACGTGAATTAAAACTAATCAGACAACTTGAGGACCGTTATGGTAGTGTGATGAACGCGCCTGATGATGATCCGCGCTTGCTATTACTTAACAGGGAATTATCGGAAGACGAAGACGTTTATCTGTACCGTGTCACTGACCGTTACACGCATCGCAGCCGATATACTCAAAATATGACTGAATTAGCTAACTTATTAAAGGTAACGAGATCAGCTGTTTCACAGCAAATCAAAGTTGGTGGACCAATTAAGAGCCGTTTCCTGGTGACGCGCGGCGAGTGGCCGGAGCACGAAGTTGGCACATGGGTTCAGGGTAAAAAGATTAGAAAGAGGAATAAAAATCAATGAAAAATAACAAACCAGATATTGAGCAGTTCACTAATTTGGACATGAAAGGATTAGTGCTTAATCAGGAAATGATAGAGTCATCTAAAACTTTGGTTGGTATCTATATGGGGCTATTACAAGGAGCAAGTGAACGGACTGATAGCTCAAATGCAGCAGCTGAGCTTGCAGATCATATTTTTATTAACATGCTGCGAGCTTATAACTGAAAATAGTTAAAAAATTAATTTAGAGGTGATTTTATGAGTGAATTCGTTCTAAGTGCTGCAACCTCTGATGAAGTTGATGAATTTTATTTAGACGAAAAAATCGATGCTATTGACGTTAGCAAAGGGCAAAGTACTTCATTTGAGCTTACTGATGAAGAGGCGATGAATCTTTATCACTTCATTCGACAGTGTTTGCTCTTAGAAAACAAAATCATCATTACTGTTACTGATGAAGAAGGAAATTTGATACACAGACATTGAAAAATTGGGGTGTAAAAATGACTGATATGAGCCTAGCAGCGCAGGTTAGCAGTTTGATTAGTTTTATTAAGCAAGAGCGGCCAAACATCGTTAACGAGCTAGAAAAACATGCTGAGGTGCGAATTGATGCCGACAATTTTAACGGCTGGTATTACGGACAGGAACAAAAAGTGCTAGACGTTATGAACAAAAGATATCCAAAGTATTTGTTTGAGCACGTTACAGTTTATGGCGGTAACGCCTCAGATCTTTATATATCTAACCGTGAATTAAAACGACAGGAGGACAAACGCCGTGAGTTAGAGCTTATAAATAAGCCGACGCACACATATATGGAGCTGTGGCAAAAACTCAACAAAGATTATGGTGTCCAAACGAGCAGTACTTTTCATCATAATCCATCTGCTATCTTGACTGACAGCGAATTCAAAGAACAGTTGGCTTTTTATAAAGCTATGTGCGAAATAATACACAAAAATAATGGCGTTGATGATAAAAACAATATTTAGATACCAACAATGGTATTAAAAAAGGCTGACCCGCATAAAGTCAGCCAAATGGTTCGTATGGAGCTAGGTTACTTTTCAGTAACACCTTTAAACTTTCCACCACTTGTCTTAACGTCCATGAAACGACCAGTTGTACGGTTTGCTTTCACATTAAGGCCAGTACGGGGGTTATGGTATTGAACGCGTCCTTTTACTGCACCGATACGTCCTTTACCAGATGCACCATTTTTCGCCATATTTATCACCACCTAAATTGGAGTATGGAATGATGCAACATTCCATACCATTAATGGTAGCATATCTTTTTAATTAATACCATATATGGGAATGAAATAATCAAAAAACATTTGTTTGCACTATATGTAGTGAACGGGGGGTGAACACATGTGGAATAAAATCAATAATCTGTTGAACAAAAAACAAATGACAATATATGAATTGGCCAAGGAGTCAGGTATTGCAGCCTCGACAATTTATAACATGAAATATGGCAACATCATTGATCCTAAATTTGGGTTAATGGAAAAGATAGCCGATGTTTTGGATGTTAGTTTGGATGAATTTCGTAGTAAAAGCTAACTTGCAGGAGGAAAATAAAAGCCCAATCGAAATGATTGGGCAGAACGAAACTATTTAAAATAGTTTAAGTGCTCGTCAACACTTTGAGTGGTTAAAGGCATTCCTGTTTTACTACTAACCATTTCTGATCCGTTAAAGCTGTATTCCTCAAGAACTTTGCCATTAAAATGTACGGAAATGATTTTGTTATCGTAATCGTAACTTAACCTTTTTTTAGCCAATGTTATTCCGATATTTTTTCCCACGGCATTTGAATCGACTGCGAGAGTATCTAAAGTATTAGGGTACTTTTTATGGCTTTCGTCAGCGAGACGTGTGAGATAAGCGTGAATTTCAGCTAGCTTATTTTTGGCAATTAACTCAACATCATCCTTTGGACTACGTGAGTTAGCAAGATTTGAAAATTCATCTAAATTCATAAATATCACCACCTTTCATAATAATTATACAGTAAGGAGAAGTTTGAAAATGGATAAAAAAGAAATTCATATTACAAAAAATACAATTTTCGACAATGAAAGTATCCCACTAGCAGCACTTGATCAAAACCTATTAAAAATGATTAGTGATTTGGTTAGTACGGTTACGAAAATGCAGACAGAATTAAATAAGCAAAAATAACTTTAGAGGAGATGCAATTTTGAAAACAAATGAACAAGCATTAGACGATCTATTGCTGATTTAAATGATGTTATACAAGCATAATTAAGCGATAAAAAGTAATTTAACATCAATCAATGTCATTTCGGCTGGTTTAACGAAGAAGATTTGGCTAGGGCGCTTGAAATTTTACGAGATCCAAATTGGTGGAAGTGAGGTATACACAATGAAAACAAACGAACAAGCATTACATGATTTATTAATTGAACGTTCTGAACTATGGGAGAAAATTAATCGAGGTAATGGGGCAGTTGACGTATTGCCTGAGCCACAGTGTCATCTGTTAGAAATGCAATTGAATCATATGCGCAGTTACCTGCATACTCTGGATTTGCGCATTGAAGACTTGAATCAGCACGTTTCTAGTGATATGAGTGATGCACGCGTATGAAGGCATTAGGTGGTGTATTTGAAATTATTGCCGCAGGCGTGATCTGCTGGTGGTTAATGGCGTTCGTGGGGATGTTTGTATTAACAGTATGTAAGTATTTAGTCTGGTTTTGGTTGGTCATTAATTAAAGGAGTGTATCAAAGTGGGAATGGAAACAGTTAGAATTGCACCAGTTACTGATAAGTGGTTGAAGCAGCGGGCGCGCAAGTTTAACCGCAAGAAAATCGAAGAGTATTTGCAGCACTCACCGCGGCTGTCACCGGCAACTTTGCAGCAGTATCGATCATGTCTGCGCATCTTTGCCAAATGGATCCATGACTATTGCGGTAATAAAAAAATTATCGATCTAAAAATTAGGGATGGCAAGGCATATCAGGATTGGCTGTTAAGTCATAATGGCTCGACCAATAACATTAAGGTCAAGTTAGCCGCGGCTTCCGAACTTTGCGAGTACATTGAAAAATATTACGAAGAAGAATACCCAACGTTTAGAAATCCGATCCGCAAGGGACGTGAAGCTATGGTGCAAACGCCACGGAAAGAAAAGCATCCAATCACGCCGGCAGAATTTGAGCTATTGCTGAATACTTTAGAGAAACGGCAGGATTTACAGCGCTTGTGCTATTTAGTTTTGACGTACCAAACTGCTTGTCGGCGAGCTGAATCAGCTCAGTTTGAGCGGCAAATCGCCCAATACTCGGTTGAGGATATGCTTAATTATCAAGATGATCAGGGCGGTAATCATAATTATTTTCTTAGTAATTCGATCCGCTGCAAAGGCGCGGGCCGTCTTGGTAAAGTCCGACAGTTTAAGATTTCCACTGAGACTATGCGTTATGTGCGGCGGTGGGATAAACAGCGACGACAATTGGTCAATAACCTAGGTGTCTGTGATGAGGCTACTAACTTGTTTGTTCACATTGATAAATCTGGTGTAAATAATTTAACCGCGGCCGCGTTTGCTTACTGGTTCTCAGAGGACTTCAGTAAGATTCTTGACCGCAATGTGCACCCGCATGACTTAAGAACTACACGTGCTACCGATTTGGTGGTTCGCGAGCATAAACCGATTGAAGCAGTTAGTGTGATGATGGGCCATAATTCGACGGCAACAACTAAGACATTTTACGTGATCGATAATCGCAAGGACAGTGATGCCACATTAATATAAAAAAAGCCACCATTTGCATGGCGGCTCAATATCTTAGCAGATTAATTATAACACAGGGGCTGATTGCGTGAGTGAGTTAAATGAGCAAACGGTGAAGGACATTACGACGTTAGTAGCTGAAATAGTTAGGGATGAACGCCATAAACAATTTTTACACGAACAGACGTGGCGTGTTAAAAATACGCGACTGTTACTTAAAAATTACGATATATTGAAAGAGCACACGCTGGAAATTACTACCGACATCGACTCGTATTTAAAGGACGTCTTTAATCAGGATGACTTAAAATTGCGCAGTTTGACTGGTTATAAGGCTCGCACACGAAAGATGATGGAGTACACGGATCTTATGCTTAGTGCCTACGAACGTTATGCAAAAAAACGGGATGATGCCGCTAAACGCCGCTACTTTACGCTAGTGCACATGTTTATCTATCCGAAGAAATGGACGTTCATGGAAGTTGCTGATTACTTCAATGTCACTGAGCGCACAGTACAGCGAGATCAAAAAGAAGCTGTTCAGGAGTTCTCAGTATTTATGTTTGGAATCGTAAGCTTAGAGGAAATGGTCGTTTGAAATGTCGCTTTTGTGTCGTGACAATGTCGTTATTTATATAGTAATATGATAGCGTAGAAAAATTACCTCAAAGAGTAGTATCTGATAGAAATGTCAGGTACTATTTTTATTGAGGTGATTTTATGAATAAAAAAGACGAAATAAAGATGATGATTGAGCATCCTGAATATATTATTCATGCTGAAAAGCTGAGTATTGAAGCAAGAATTAAACAGAAAAAGTTGGATACCGAGGCGGTGAAAGATGCTGTGGTTGATACTGCTAAAAGTCAGGGTAAAGGAATTGCTCTGGATATTTTGAATGGAAAATGGGGCGATCTCATTTTTGATATCGCTGATACTGGGGACCATTTGAAAAATAAACTTGACGACATGAAAAAGGCAATATTGTTGGCCGAATATCTACAAAAAGTTGATGATCAAGAGCAAGGCCTTTTAAAGCTAAGCGATTTAATCACTGATCCATATGGTCTTAGCATATACTCAAAAATAGTTACGATGTTATCTGACTCTCCAGCTGACGATGATCTATTAGCGATAATGTCAGATTACCTTAAAAAGTTAACTGAAGCAGATGATCTCAGTCAGATTTTTTCTCAAGCAAAAAGTATTTTAAACCTGATTGACAAAAGTTCTCCTCAAGCTTTAATTCTGCTTCAAAATAAAGACGTTTGGCCACTTATACCAACTCCGAAGGCGGCTATTACTGTTGGCGGAAGAGTTCAAGGAGATAATACAAAACTTGTAGCTTCTGCGTTTGCGACAGTTCCACAATTTAGAACGTTATCAGTAACTTCTCTTCAAATGGCCATTGTTGATTTAGAGATGAATGGGTTGGCTGAATTTGTTTCAGGAACGTTACCAAGGGATGATCAAAAGACAGTCTATACTGAACGCCTGACTGATACTGGAAATATGCTTCGAGATGCTATACAAAATGATAATAATTAGTAATTTAACGTCCACAATTGGGCGTTTTTTTAATACCTGAAACGAGGTGTGGTGATCATGTAATGAATGATAATCAGAAGAAAGCGGCTGTCGATTACGCGGCAGGGATGAAGTACAAGGACATTGCCGAAAAATACGATGTATCGTTGAATACAGTTAAATCATGGCGCAAGCGCAACGGTTGGTCACGTGGTGCACCGCCAAATAAAAAGGGTGCACCCAAAATTAGCAAAAGGGTGCGCCCTAAAAATTTGTCAAAAGTCATTGAAGATTCAGATGCTACTGAAAAGCAAAAGCTATTTGCACAATATTATTTAGAACGTTTTAACGGTACTTGGGCATATATGAAGGCTTATAAAGTTAATGCGGATACGGCAAGAGCAAGCGCTCCACGGTTGTTAGCAAATGTTAGCGTCAGGACTATGATCGATGAACTTAAAGCAGAGCAGGCGGCTGAGTTGCACATGACTAAAATGGATGTGCTTAACTTGGCAGCGCGACAGGCAACAGCAAACATTGGTGATTACGTTGATTTTGGCAGTAAAGAAGTTCCAGTGACTGACAAGCAAGGACGAAAAGTAATTGATTCAGCCACGGGTAAGCCGCGCATGCAAAGAGTTTCTCGTGTTACATTGCGTGATAAGTCGGAGGTCGATACATCATTGCTTAAGTCGGTCCGCGTAGGTAAGGACGGTGTCATCGTTGAAATCAACGATCCACAAAAGGCAATGGATATGCTACTCAAGAATCTGCCTGACATTGTGATTGATTCCGGTAGTGATGATGATGGGTTCCTAACCGCAATTGACAAAGCTAGCGATAAAGTTTGGAGTGACGATGATGGCACAGATTAATAATGGATTCAAATTTACGCCATTTTCGCGCAAACAATTGCAGGTTCTGACGTGGTGGCGATATCCAAAGACTAAGCATTATAAGGCAATCATTTGTGATGGGTCTGTCCGTGCAGGTAAGACTGTCATTATGTCTTTGTCTTATGTAATGTGGTCAATGACTGATTTCAACTACGAACAATTTGGTATGGCTGGGAAAACGATTGGCTCATTTCGACGTAATGTATTTCGTCCACTTAAGCAGATGCTGTTAGGCCGTGGGTATATCGTGATTGAGCATCGAACCGATAACATGTTTGAAGTTCGTAAAGGTAGTAGAACTAATTACTACTTTTATTTTGGTGGCAAAGACGAGGCGTCCCAAGACCTAGTTCAGGGTATCACGCTCAACGGCTTCTTCTTTGACGAGGTAGCATTGATGCCACAGAGCTTTGCTAATCAGGCGACTGCCCGTTGTTCGCGGCCTAATTCCAAGCTGTGGTTCAATTGCAACCCAGAAGGGCCCTATCACTGGTTCAAATTAGAATGGCTAGATCAGCTGACTAAAAAAGGTGCACTACACATTCATTTTACGATGCCGGATAATCCATCCCTTACTAATGATATTCTTGAGGATTACAAAACACGCTACAGTGGCATATTTTACCAGCGTTACATTCTTGGCCTGTGGGTGCTGGCCGATGGCGTTGTTTATTCTAATTGGAATCAGCAGACTATGACTGAGACGCCCACGGACATACATGGATATGAAGAATATTACGTGTCATGTGATTACGGTATTCAGAACCCGACCGTGTTCTTGATGTTCGGTCGCAGCGGTGACACATGGCACTGCTGCAAGATGTTCTATCATTCCGGCCGTGAATCAGAAATTGAACATGATGATGCTTGGTATGCTGATCGAATGGATGAGTTCATGGACAGTATCAAAGCTCAAATTATTATTGATCCGTCGGCTAGTTCGTTTCGTAAGACCTTGCAGAATCGTGGCTACACTGTGCGTAAAGCAGCAAACGATGTGTTACCTGGTATTCGCACTACGCAGCGGGCGATGAATAACGGCAAGATTGTGTTTGCTGATAATCTCAAAGAACTATTTGCCGAGTTTGGCTCTTACATCTGGGATGCAAAGGCAGCTGAACGTGGTGAAGATAAAGTGGTCAAGCAACACGATCACTGTTGTGACGCTCTAAGATATTTTGTTTATCTAGTGATTTACAAAGGGACTAAAGCAAAAGTTGCCCGCAAGCCAAGTCGGTTACGTGGTTAGGAAGGAGGTTTATTATATGGGAGTTTCAATTGATCGAGAACTTGCTGGTGATATCGACAATCCCAGCTTTGAGGTGATCTCGTACGCTATCAAGCAGCGGCAGAAGTCGTTACAGCGTTTAGATCACCTTTTTGATACGTACAACGGAAAGCAATCGATTTTGCAACGTCGGTTACAGCGTGAAAGCTCAACCGGTAAGGCTGCGCCTAAAGTCATGGTCAATCACGCTAAGTACGTGACGGATATGATTGTTGGCTTTACAACAGGCAATCCAATTAGTATCACCGGCGGTAAGGGTAAGGATATCCAACCGCTGATGGATGTGCTGGACACAATGGATATCAATTCACATGATGCTGAGTTAGAAAAAGATTTATCTGTTTTCGGTGAGGCTTATGAGCTGATTTATCTGGATCTCAACGATGATGGCACCACTCAGGAGCGTGTGGCTAAAATCGATCCACGTGGTTGCGTGCTTGTTACCGATGACACCGTCGATAAGACACCGCTTTTCGGCGTACACTGGTTAAAGAAGTTTACGCTAACTGGTGCCGCCGATGGCTATCTAACGACAATCTATACACCGCATAATGTGATCACTTATCGCACCAGTGGACTTTATCCGACTACTACAAACGTTCGTAAACACACGGTAATGCCGCAATATTTTGGTGACGTACAACTTAATGAATTGCGCAACAACGAGGAACGACAAGGCGATTATGAGCAGGCAATCTCACTGATTGACGCTTATAATTCGTTACAAAGTGATCGCTTAGATGATAAGGATGCATTTGTTGATGCATTACTCGTTGTATATGGCTTTAAACTGGAAGACGATGTAATTAAGAATGGGATGATTGAAGCACCAGGCAAGGGTGATGATGGCGCCGAGGTTGACTGGTTGACCAAATCATTTGATGAGTCACAGGTCCAAGTACTGGCACAAGCAATCGAGGATGATATTCACAAGATTACCTATGTGCCCAACATGAACGACAAGAATTTCATGGGCAATGTTTCCGGTGAGGCGATGAAGTACAAACTGTTTGGTCTATTGCAATTGTTAGCAACTAAACAGCGGTACCTAGCTCGCGGCATTCAGCGGCGACTTAAACTATTGACTAATATGGTCAATATCAAGGGTCAAGCGGTGGATACCAGCGGTGCTGAAATTACGATTGTGCCTAACATCCCCGTTAATATGACTGATATTGTCAACAATATTAAGAATGCGCAGGGTGTTATTCCCCAGCAGATTGCATTAGGCTGGTTACCTGGGTCTGATAATCCAGATGAGTTAGTAGCAATGCTTAATGCAGAGAAGCAAGCTAATATGGAACGGCAGGCGGCACAAATCGCTGCAGCCGGTGGCCCAAATATCTCAAGCTATGATGAGGGCGGAGGTGATGATAATGATCAAGGCTCAGCTAAAGTTAGACGAAAACCGGAATCTGATGAGTTATCAAATTAGTGGTCATGCTCATTATTTGCCGAAGGGTATGGATATAGTTTGTGCGGCAGTATCGGTGTTAGCTATCACGGTCACCAATGATTTACAAGGAACACCACAAATTATGGATGATAATGGTTTAACCGTAGCTGATATATCCCCAACCTTAGCTAATCAGGCATTGACCAAAGCGTTAAAACATGGCTTACAGAATATTGCTACGCAGTATCCAGAGTATCTTCAACTGACTGAGGTGTAGTTTATGGTCGACAATCAGGATAAGCAAGGCAGTTTTGGTTACTGGGAACGCCGCACCGTCGAACAGGATGCTGTGCTTCATAAAGATATCCAGCAACCGGAACACGATATTCTTATGGCATACGTTCAGGCTCAAGAATATCTTAAGGCAGAAGCAAAGAAAGTGTTTAACCGTTATGCGGATCGTGATGGCGTGTCTGAGGCAATGTTAACCGATATCTTGAACACTAAAGCTAGCGATTCAGATATAAACGACTTGATTATCCTGCTTAAAACAGTCGAAGATAGACAGGTTCGTAAACAGCTGCAAGCCTATCTTAGTACTCTGGCAGCCAAGTCCCGTATCACAAGATTAGAGATGCTACGCGCTAAAGCGTATGTTGCAACTAAGCAACTAGCGGATGTGCAGTTGCGGCAAGAGACTGACTTCTTGACTAAGGCGGCACAGACTGCCTACAAGCAGGCGGCCGCTGAAGCAGTTCTAAGTAAAACTGATTATGATGTTAAATTGAATTCGCCCAGTGCAGTACCAGGTGCGCGTAAGTTGCCGAATGTGATGGAGTTTCAGAACCCTGATACTGGTGAGGTAGTCAAATCAATTACTTTGCAGCCGGAAAAACCGGTCAAAGTCTTTAAGCACATGTCAACGCAACAGACCAAAGCGATACTTGATATTAACTGGGTCGGTGGTAACTACTCTAGTCGTATTTGGGGTAACACCAATAAGTTGGCTAAGCGCCTGCAAGAGTTATTTACGGCACAACAACTTTCAGGAATGTCAGAGCGTGACATGATGGCCGCACTGCAAAAAGAATTTCAAGTAGGCGCCTATGAAGCGCGTCGATTAATTAGAACTGAAGCTAACTTTGTTGCCGGTCAGGCCAAGCTTAAAGGCTGGCGAGCACATGGTGTTAAGCAGTACGTATTAATCGCTGTGCTTGATTTTCGCACGTCTACGATCTGTCGTGAGAAAGACGGTAAGGTATTCAATGTTGCCGATGCACATTGTAATGGACCTAGCGGAAACTACCCGCCATTTCATTCTTTCTGTCGCACCGTTGCTGCAGCTTACTTCGGGGACGAAACATTTGTTGGCAAACATCAAGTTAATAATCCATTAGGGCATTCCATTGAGCTGCCGGCCGGCACGACTTGGCATGAGTGGGAGCAAGCTCTTATTGATAAGTATGGTAAAGAAGCAATTGAAATTGAGCAGATGAAAGCTACCAATTATAGTAGTGATGCTGAATTATTTGATCGATACAGTGATTTAATGCCTGATGATATGCCTGAAACCTTCGACGACTTCCAGATGATGAAGTATAATGATGATAGAGATTGGCACATGCTCCAGCTTGATTATGAGCGGCGTATTCGGTTACAGCGTGACCCAAGTCTAGGGCTTCAAAATGCGGAACAAGCGACAGCTGCCGACGATAAGTTTACCAAGTATATTTTTAATCCTGATAATCCTAGAGGATATTCAAAGGGTAAGGCATTTATGTCGGTGTTAGGATATAACGCTGATAATTATGCAGAATTGCAATCGGCTATTCTTACGAAGGCAAAGTCTTTCCCAACTCGAATTAGATCCACAGATCAATATGGTGATCATATCGAGCAATCAATGATTATTCGGGGTCCTAACGGTCATTATGCCAATGTTAAAATCGGATGGACTGCCAAAAATGATAAAACATGGATGGCAACACCAATTATTCAGATGTCAAAGAATGGAGAGTGATATCATGCAGATACAAGAATTTGATAATGTTAAATTGAAGGACGGTCGAGAAGCGGCAATTGTTGAAGTCTATGACAGCAATCACTTTCTTGCCGATATTGGAGATGGACCAGAAGACTGGGATACTATTCCGATTACGATTGATGACATTGAAAAAGTTATTTATCATTCAAAATGAGCACTTGCAATTGCGTAGGTGCTTTTAATTTACTCAAATTGACCTGCGGAGGTCGTTAAATTATACCTAAACTCAAATATGAATGTGGCATCGAGAAATAGACATGCTGAACTAGCGTCGTGCTTAATTGCAGGGCGTTTTTATTGTGCCTATTATCAGGCCGCGGAATAGGAGATCAACATGAAAAAGAACTTAATTACGTTACAAGCGCCACTCAAATTGAATCTACAACTATTTGCCGACGGTGGTAATGGTGATGCAGGAGACGGTGCAGGTGATTCTGGTAATCAGAATCCAAATGGTGCAGATCCTACTGATCCGCCAGCGGATCCCGATAAACCTAACCCAGATGCCGTCAGTTTTAAGTCTCAAGCTGAATTGGATGAATTGATCAGCAATAAGCTTACCGAAGCCAAGGCAGCTTGGGCTAAAGATGCGCAGACCCAAAAAGATTATGATCAGATGACGCCCGAAGAAAAGGCGGCATACGATCTAAAGCAAACACAAGCACAATTAGCACAGACTAAATTGGAAAACACTAAATTGATTAATAAATCCAAGCTTAGTGAACGCTTAGCCACTGATCAATTGCCTGGGAACTTGATTGGTGTTTTTGATGATGTGCTTGGTGCCGAAGACAACGATATCGAACAGGCTTACACAAAAATCACGACTATCTTTCGTGATGCTGTTAAGTCTGGCGTCGATCAGCGATTGGCTGGTTCTGCGGGTAAGCCAGGTGCTGGTGGCACCGGTGCCGAGAATTTATCAGCGGGTGAAACTGCCGCTAAGGCGCGCAACGAACAACATACAACTGTAGTTGATCCATGGAAGACGAAATAACAAGGAGGAATGAACTATGCCTTATGTAGAAAGTAAACATATCGATCAAATTAATTTTTTGGCCAGTGGTCATTTTCAATCATTTACGGAATACGTTGATAACACTAATACTGCTGTAATCACCGATGACCGTGGTCGTAAAGTCATCCCAGCTGGGACGGTTTATCCGGCCAATGACGCAACAGCAAAGGGTGTCACGATTGACGAAGTAGATGTGACCGACAATGCAGTGCCAGTTGGTGTTATTGTGGAAGGCTATCTATTACAACATCGTTTGCCGGTAGCACCAACTGATGCTGCCAAAACGGCAATGACAGAAATTAAGTGGTGGGATGAACCAGCCGCTACTGAAGGTGGCGCAAGCGTCCCGAAAGCGTAACTCCGTCAGACGAGGAAGATATGTTTGACGGTACTACACCAACTACAGCGGAATAATGATTTAAAAAAAGGAGGAACTAATTCATGACAACTATTGCAGATTTATTTACACAACACGGTTTGATCGACTATTCGGCCAACCGTACTTACCCAACTTTACTTGGGGACAGTTTATTTCCAACACGGCGAGTAGAAGCGCTGACACTTGATATTTTAACGCGCAGCACTAAGGTGCCGATTTTAGCTAATGTTGCCGGGTTTGATAGTGAAGCAGAAATCGGTAGTCGTGATGCTAATAAGGCAGTTCAGGATTTAGCGTTGATCAAGCGGAAAATGCAGATCAAGGAGCAGGACTTATATGCATTGCTTAATCCGCGCACACCTCAAGAAGGTGAATATTTGCGTAACAGCGTTTATAACGACTTTGATGTCTTGAATCAAGGCGTCTTGGCACAGGTTGAGCGTATGGCGATGGAAGTGCTATCCACTGGTGTTGTCACACTCAATTCTGAGGACAAGAAGAGTGGTGTGATCGATTATCAAGTACCAAAAGCTCATAAAATTACTGCCGCTACTGGCTGGGACAATGATGCCTCTGATCCATTACGTGACTTAGAGGATTGGTGCGACTTGCTAGATATTAATCCAACGCGGGCCATGACCTCCAAGAAAATCTACCGGGCACTAACACGTAATCCTAAGATTATCGCTGCAATATTTGGCAAAGATTCTGGTCGTGTCGTAGGCCAGGCCGACCTTGACAGTTTCATGCAAGCACAGGGGTTACCGGTTATTCGCCCTTATGGTGAAAAGTATCGCGTTCAGGCCGCTAATGGTAAGTACATCAGTAAAAATTATTGGCCTGATGACAAGATTGCGTTATTCGATGACGAAATCGTTGGCGAAAAAGTCTTCGGTCCAACGCCGGAAGAGCTTGCTAATTTAAGTGACGCGCAAACTTCCACTGTGTCAAATGTTTACGACATGATCTACACCGAAACGCATGATCCAATCGGTACTTTTGAAAAGGCGTCTGCGGTTGCGTTGCCATCCTTAGCTGAGCCTGATCAAATTATCCAAGCAACTGTCACTTTAAGTAAGTAGGTGATTAGATGGCAGTCGAAGATGATAAGACCGCTCAATTGGCCGCAATGAAACGACGGCTGGGGGCAGATGCCGCAGATGAAGAGCTGATTGCAGATTTTTATGATGAGGCACTACAAACTGTGCTTGATTATACTGGCCGCACCACTACTCAACTGAATCACTCATTGTTGATTGCTGCGCGTCGCTTAGCAATTGTCTACTACAATCAGCAGGCAGACGAAGGTGAAACTCAACGCGTTGAGGGTGGCGTATCGCGAACGTTTGAAATTGGCATTCCCGGATCTATCCGCTCCGCAATTGCACCTTACCGACTGGGACGAACGAGGCGATTGTCATGAGACTGCGACCGCAGGACTTGCATACTGTTTATTTACGGAGACGTGGTGGCGGCTATGATGATGAAGGTAATCCGCTCAAAGGCTGGGGGGATGCAATTGAGATCAACGCCAATGTGCAACCGGCTAATGGTCAACTTAATGCATCTCTGTATGGTGAGCGACTAGCTTATATGTTGCAGCTAAAGTATCAAGGTGACATGATCACGGCCAATCACGACGAAGGCGCTGGTCTTTGTGTTGACGTTTTGAAAACAGATAAGCCTGATTACAAAATCATCAGTATTCAGCAGTTTGCTACCCACAAGAATATTCTGATTGAACGATTGGAGCGTGGCACCGATGGGAATGGAGCTTGATGTTAGCAAAGTAGTCGCTAACTTACGACGATTGCCGGAGTTGGTTCAAGAGGCCGCATGGGATGCGGCGTTCGACATCATGGAACTAACGGCTACGCGGGCGACCGAGCGGTTACAATCTGGTATGAAGTATTCTAGTGGCGAATTAGCGCGTAGCCTTAAGTATGAGGTCGTTAATGATGACAAAGGAAATATTGTTGGTCGTGTTTGGTCGGATAATGCAGTCGCCATTTATCGAGAACTCGGTACTGGTCAGCATGGTCAAGCATCGCCTAAAGATATTCCGTCTGGGTTCCAGCCAGTATATCGGCAGACGCCGTGGTTTATCCCCGCTGAAATGGTCGATGTGGACCTAAATAAAATTTACGGTATGCGTGTGATCACGATTAAGGGGCGTAAGTTTTATATCTCTAGCGGTCAGCCGGCGCGGCAGTTCTTAGTACCGGCACTGCGTGAGACTGGTGAGAAAGATGCACGGCGGTTGTTACAGCAGCGGATTCATGATGAAGTACAGGGAGGCATGCAACTGTGATTTACAACATGAACACCGAAGTAATGCGGATACTTAATCGTATCGCTACTTTAAAATTACGTGCGGCCGATTATCCCGATACTTGGTCACAGTTTCCTGCTGCGATTTATCGTACTGCGCACGAGCCGGTTTACATTGATGCTGATCAAATTGAACGGCAGACGCGTTGGACGATTACCGTTGAGCTTTATACGGATACTGGTAGTCTAACTGATTTAACCGAGCAACTACGTTCTGCCTTTGCGTTGATCGGTTTTTCTGGCGATACTACGCAATCAAATACTGCCGGTTTGCGGCGCACAATATGTACGTTTAATGCTGTGATCGATAACGATTTACAACGTGTTTATCACTAAGGAGGAATTTAAAAATGAAGATGAATTTACAAAAATTTGCCGAAGAAGTTGATGCAAGTCAGGGCCTATTATCAAAAGGTACTAAATTAAGTTATACCCCTCATGGGGCAACTGGGGGAACACCTACTGAGATTGTTGGGATTAGCACAGTACCAGAAATTGGTGCTGATCCAGAAAAGGTTGATGTTACAACTCTAGCAGATAGTAAGAAAAAATCAGTTGCGGGGTTGCAGGATGCTTCTAGTCTTGCATTTACAGCAATTTATAAAGGATCTAACTTTAAAGCTGTCAACGCCCTAGTTCCGACAACGAATTATGATTGGACTGTAACTTATCCCGATGGGATGACAGTTACCTTTACTGGGCAGCCATCAATCAAATTAGGCTCTGCGGAAGTTAACGGTGCATTGAAGTTCACGTTGACCGTTGTTGTTTCAGACGGACCTGATTTTCATCCAGTGAATACTCAAACAGCAGCCGGATAATTAGAAATTACTAGCAAGTCACTTGTCAAAGGGTGGCTTGTTTTTGTACCAAAATAAAATCAGAAAGAGGTCATTATAATGGCACTTAAGAAACCAACAAAAATTCAATTTGGCGGCTTGGAGTTACAACTGCAGCTCACAGGACGCACTGTACTAAATATTGAAGGACGTTTACGCGAATCAATGGTCGGACTGTTTATTAACAGTGAAGGTGGTTTTCGGCTGCCACCAGCGAATAAATTGTTGATTGTAATCCAAGGTGCGAACACTACGCATGGTGTGACGGATGAAGTCATTGCTGATGCGTTTGGCAAATATTTAGAAGAAGGTCACACTACCATGGACTTAATGAATATTGTTCAAAATCTACTTGATACATCAGGTTTTTTAGGAAACAAGACGGACGGCAAGAAGGGCGAGAAGCAGGAATCTGGCAAAGTCGTTACGCTCGACGAACCGGAGGAAAACAAGAACAGCCCGCTCGAATAGACAGCCTGACTGATTTATTTGAGACTCTGCGGCAACCAGCTATTAATGCTGGTATCCCAGCAACTGAATACGATGATATGCCTTATTTGCAGATCATATCTCAGATTAAGGCTAATCGTTATCAACATGAGGAACAGCTACGAGAACAAGCTATTATGGATCACACGCAAGCAACTTTAATGGCATTCGCGATGAATGATCCACAAAAGATGCCTTCGGTGGCCAAGGCCTATCCGTTCCTGAATAAATTTCAAGAAGGTAATCAATCTCAACCTAAGCAAGAACCTGTAGCAGAATGGCAGAATGATCAGGCAATGTTGATACAACAGGCAATGGTAGTGAAAGCAACGTTGCAACGGAAACATGCACAAAAATAACGAGGAGGTGAACTAATCATGGCGGATGGAATTGATATTGGTGATTTAGAAAGTCGCTTTAATCTTGATCTAAGTGGTTTAAAACAAATGACTGATCAAGCAGCAAAGATGTTTGAGAAGCTAAGCGACACCGTTAAACAGTCCAGTGCAAAGGCTGGTAAGGATGCATCAGCCGGTATTGATATTAGTAAGGCCGTCACCAAGCTGTCTGAACAAGTAACTAAGATGAACGAGAATATGTCGCAAGGCTTTGCTAAGATGCATGAAACTGCGACAAAAGGTAGCGCCAATCTATCTGACGGTGTGACTAAAAACACGACAAAGATGCGCACAACAGTTGGTAAGGATATCGATAAAATGGTACGCGATATTGATGCCAAGATGGAACAAGCCAAGGCGGCCCAGCTTAAGCTGCAGTCGTTGTCGTTTAAGCGTGCAGCGGCACAAAGCTCCGGTGATACTGGCAAGGCATTACAATTCGATTCACAAATTGCTGGTGCCCAAGCACAGATGCAACGTTATCAGAATCAGGCTAAAGACTTAGCACAAAGCATGTCGCGCGAGCTAGACGCCGTTCCAGCATCGTTTAAGAAGATTGACGGTGCAATGAATCAGAATGAAAGCAAAATCGAACAGTTGCGCGCCAAAGTTAAAAGCTTATCTGCAGCCTATGAGCAACAACGAGTCCCAGTTGGTGGTAACTTTGAATCTGGCTTTGATATGGGCGATTCTAAACAATCACTTAAAACTAAAGAACAAATTGAAAAGCTGCAAGGTTCAATGAGTAAGTTAATTTCGGAGAATGATTACTTAGCGCAATCCTATGCCAACACAGAGGATCGTGCATCAGGGCTACGCAATGCGCTTAAATCAGTGAACACCGAACTAGATAAGGAAGCTATTTCTGGTCGCATGGCTGCAGCCGGAGTTAACGCTGGCAGTGATGGTTCTGGCGGTAGAGGTGGTAACGGCGGCAAGAAGTCTACGCAAAGTGGCGGATTTTTTAATAACTTAAGAAATTCAACCAGCGGTTTCTTTGACCGATTCCGATCCGGTAGCAATGAAGTTCAAGTTGGTTCCAGCAGAATAGAACGTAGTTTGGGTGGAATTGGCCGCAGCTTGAAAATGGTTGGGTCACAAGTGTTCCTATTTTCATTGCTTGGTCAAGGCTTGATGTCACTAGTCGGTTGGCTATGGAGTGCAGCAAACACTAACAGTCAGTTTGCATCATCATTTAACCAGGTCTATGTCAACTTGCTCACGGCCTTCTATCCAATCTATACGGCAGTGATGCCAGCGCTGAATACCCTAATGGCAGGCTTAGCTAAAGCTACCGGGGTACTTGCTAGCTTCATTGCTAATTTATTTGGTACGACTTATAGTGCGGCTAAGCAAGGTGCTTCTGGTTTGCAATCAAGCATTCAAAGTTTGAATGCTACATCGGCTGGTACTACCGGCGTTTCTAAGGCAGCTAATAATGCTAAACAATTAGCGAACAACACTAGTGATGCAACCAAGAAAGCTAAGGAACTACAACAATCACTAGCTAGTTTTGACGAAATTAATACATTACAACAAAACAACGATGATGAATCAGGCACTGGTAGTACACCAAATACTTATACACCGGACACAGCAACACCAGATACCGGAGCCGCAGAATCACCGCTTGGCGGTGCCGACTTTGGCGCGGCCGCGGGCAATTACAGTACTCCAGCTTGGTTAAAAGCATTTGCTGATGCAGTCAAAGCAATTGCTAAGGATTTATGGACACCAATTGCTGAAGCGTGGGATGCCGTTGGCGATAAAGTGGTCAAGGCGTTTAAGTATGCACTAGGTGAATTACTAGGATTAGTCGAAGCCATCGGTAAATCATTCCTGAAAGTTTGGGATAACGGGACCGGCGAGAAGTTTGTCGAAAACCTGTTGATCCTGTTAGCCGATGTGTTGAATATCATTGGCGACATTGCGAAAGCCTTCAAGGACGCTTGGAATGATGATGGACGTGGCACACGTCTGATTCAGACGTTCTTTGATGCTTTCAACGCCATTCTTGAGTTATTGCATTCCATTGCAGTAGCCTTTAGAGAAGCTTGGAATTCTGGTGTCGGTGAGTCAATAGCAGCTAACATTTTAGATATCTTTACGAACATCTTTAAAACAATCGAGAACATTGCTGATCGACTTAAAACGGCATGGAACGACAACGGCACCGGTGAAAAGATTTTCGGAACGATTCTCGGTATGGTGGATGATATTCTGTCCGCCATTAACCGTGCATCAAAAGCAACAGCTGACTGGGCAGGGTCATTAGACTTTGGTCCATTACTTAAATCAGTTGATTCATTGCTGGAAGCATTGCGACCATTTGCAAAGAATATTTGGGATGGTCTGGAATGGGGTTATGAAAACTTACTATTACCGTTGGCTAAATTCACGATTGAAAAAGTCCTACCTGATTTTTTCAATGTTTTAGCGGGTATTTTGAAAGTATTTAACGCTGTGATCAACGACTTGAAGCCTGAAGGTGAATGGCTGTTCAGCAACTTGCTCAAGCCTTTAGCTTCATGGGCTGGCGGCGTATTTCATTCAGCCATGCAAAAAATCGTTGATATCCTTTCAGCATTCAGTGATTGGGCAAGTAAACATAAAGTGATTGTTGATACAATCGTAACTTCGTTAGCAGCACTATTAGCATTAAAAGTAGCGAGTGGCTGGCTTTCAAGTGCTACAGGGACTCTAGGTAAACTAGTTGATGCTGCAGTTAAAATTGGTGGCAAGGAACATGTACTAAGGGACTTCTTTAAAGGTGTCACCGGTATTGATAAGTTAGAGGGTGCTGTGACACAGCTTAAGAATATGTGGAAAATTGTTAGCGAAAACTGGCAGGGTTCTTCGATGTTTAAGGCATTCAAAAGTGGTCCGTTACAGTCCATCAAGGGTGCTGGCGGAGTCAGTGGGTTAACTACTGGTGGCAAAGCACTTACTGGGCTTGCCGGAGCTGGTATAGCTCTTGGTGCTGGTTGGGATATTATTTCTGCAATTAAAGAAAAAAATCCAACTAAAAAATTCGAAGACTTCGGTTCTGGTGCTGGCACTGCGATTGGTGGTGGACTTGGTTTATTCTTTGGTGGTCCGCTTGGTGCAGCTATTGGTTCACAAATTGGTGGTGTGATTGGTAAATGGGCTGGTGATGGTGCTAAGAAATTTTCTGATGGCTGGAACGCCGTTGGTAAAGGCAAAAAGCCAGATGATTGGTTAGGCGGCCTTGGCTGGGATGCCAAACAAATGACCAAAAAAGTCGGCGATTGGTGGGATGGTCTACAGAAGACCAATGATCAAGCACAAGCCACTCAGCTTAAGGCCCAACAGAAAGCTGATAAAGAGTTCAAAAAGTCCTGGGATGAATTCTGGAGCAGTCTGGGTAAAAAAGCATCCGATATGTGGACAGATATTACGACGACCGCATCTAACTGGGCGATTAGCTTTAGTAAGTGGTGGGCTAAATCATCACAAACTTTAGGAAAAGGATGGAGCCAGTTTTGGAATGATGCTGGCAGTGTTGCTTCTGGCATCTGGGATACAATCTTAAATACTGGTTCAACATGGGCGACGAGCTTTAGTAAATGGTGGTCAAAGACTTCTAAGGTAATAGGTAAAGATTGGAATAGATTCTGGGGTGACACTGGCAGTATTGCTACCGGAATCTGGAGTGCAATTCTTGATACGGGTGCTAATTGGGTAACCAGTTTTACAAAATGGTGGACTAAGTCGTCCAAAGCTATTGGTAAGATTTGGGATGCATTTTGGAATGATGCTGGTACTACTGCTTCTAATATTTGGAATACAATCACAGATACTGGTGCTGCATGGGCAACTAACTTTAGCAAATGGTGGTCAAAGACTTCCAAGTCTATTAGTAAGGTTTGGAATAGTTTTTGGTCTAATGCGGGTACAATAGCCAGAAATATGTGGGATAGCACAAGGGATAGGTCTTCACAGTGGGGTAACGACATAATCAAATGGTGGTCTTCAACTTCTAATTCCTTTGGCAAAAAATGGAATAGTTTTTGGTCAGATACCGGTACTAAGTTAAGAGATACGTGGAATACAGCTAAAAATGATACTGCAAGTATTTTTGGTGAAATCAGTAATAACGCTTCTACAACGTGGAATAATATTAAAAACACTGTTGGTAATTTAGCTGGGCAGGCTAAAGATGGTGCAATAAACGCTTGGTCTACATTGCAATCAATAACACCTAGCTTTTTTGATAATGTTAAGAATACTGCTAGATCAGCATTTGATACTGTTGCTGGATGGGCTAGTAATCTAGGATCGCGTATCGGTGGTGGACTTTCAAGCGGATATAGTGCCGTCGAACGTGGTGCTGCCCGAATTGCGAATGGAATTATAGGTGTTATTGGAGACGCCGTTAATGGTGTGATTAGAGGTATCAATTGGGTATTAAGTAACGTTGGTGCTGGTAATCGTTTAGCTACTTGGAGTGTCCCATCATTTGCTACCGGCGGTCGTCATAAAGGCGGACCAGCATTGGTCAATGATGCAACGGGTCCAATTTATCGAGAGGCCTATCGCTTACCTGATGGACGTAGTGGTCTTTTCCCAGCACAACGTAATCTGTTGCTTAATTTACCAGCTGGTGCGCAGATCATGCCAGCGCAACGAGTTGCTCAAAAAATGGCCGCTCAAATTCCACATTACGCTGGCGGTCTATTTGATTTTGACTTTGATTTTAAGATGCCAAAGCTCGATTTTAGTGGACTTAACTTTGATTTTAAGATGCCAAAGCTCGATTTTAGTGGACTTAACTTTAATTTTGGTGGAATCGGGAACTTCTTTAGTTCCGCTGGCTCATTTGTCAGCGATGTAGCTGGGGATGCGACTGATTTTCTGACTAAGTATCTCGGTAACCCAAAAGGATTATGGAATTGGGTCGTACAAAAATACGCTGGTCTTAGCGGCAAATCGGGTATCGGCGCCGATGTAGCTAGTGGAGCGATCGGTAAAATGGCTGACGGCGCAGTGTCAATGTTGAAAAAGGCTTTGGATCTATTTGCCCCAGCTGATCCCGGCGGTTCCGGTGTTGCGCGCTGGCGGCCGCATGTGTTGCGAGCATTGTCGAAATTAGGTTTATCTTCCAGTTTGGTTAATAAAGTATTGGCTCAGATTAATACAGAATCCGGCGGCAATGCAAAAGCAATGGGCGGTAATGATGGTTTAGCTGATGGCAACGCCATGGGCTTAATGCAAGTTAAACCAGGCACCTTTGCAGCGTATAAACTACCTGGACACGGAAATATCTGGAATGGTTATGACAACATACTAGCGGGCTTAAATTACGCCCGAAATCGTTATGGCTCTAATTTATCATTCTTAGGGCAAGGTCATGGTTACGCCAATGGCGGTCTCATTAATCAAGATGGCATGTATCGTGTTGGTGAGAATGATTTATCCGAGATGGTGATACCGCTAACTAAGCCGGCACGTGCGGTTGAGTTAATGCAGGAAGGTCTATCAATAATGGGACTTTCTGGCTACGATTTAGTGACACCAGATATTGCCAACGAGCATAATCTGACTAGTAGTCTATCAAATGCTAATAGCGGCATTACAACAACTGGATTATCCGGTATGGACGCACAAACGATTGGCCGAATTATTGCTGAAACGATTGCCGAACTTTTTGGCGATCAACAAGGTAGCGGCGACACGGATATGAATGTATCAATGCAAGTTAACGATGATACTTTAGCTCAGATTGTGATTAAAGCGGTAAATCGTCGTATCAAGAAATTGGGTTATAACCCAATCATAATTTAGGAGATGATGCAATTGTCGGCAGTTTTAACAATTAATGGAGTAGCAGTAAAGGCGCCTAAATCTTTTAGTGCTGCGGTACAGGATATCGATGGTAATTCAACGCGAGATGCTAGTGGCAATATGCATCGTGATCGCATTACTGTTAAACGTAAGTTAACGATTGCTTGGGGACCGTTGAGTAATAATGAAATTGCGACTATCATGCAGGCCGTGAGTGGTGTGTTCTTCAAAGCAACTTATCCGGATCCTCAAACTGGGGCGCAGGCGACTGCGTCTTTTTATGTGGGTGATCGGACTGCCGCTGCATACAGCTGGAGCGACACGTTTTCGGCCATGATGTGGCAAAATCTTAGCTTTGATCTGATCGAACAATAGGAGGTGATCACGATTGCTTTTAAAGTCAGACACGGTCCATAACGCTTGGGCCGCAACTCAACGAACTGTCAGCGTCAAACTGACAATCAAAGGAACTGAATACGATGCGTCGGACATCACCAGCCTGACGTTCGATAGTGGTGCGATGAACGGCGAAGCACTCACGCTTGGGTCTACTTACCAAAACACCATTAAGGTCGTGTTCAGTCGTTTGATCGAAGGATTGGCACTGACTGATGAAATCACGCCTGAGCTTGGCATCAAATTGGCAGATGGTACATGGGACTACACGCCACTGGGTGTATTTGTCATCGACGCCGAGGTCCAGCAAGACCGCAACAACAATACAACCACAATCTCCGCGTCAGACCGTATGTGCATGATGGGCGGAACTTACGAATCTAAGTTGACTTATCCTGCGGCTATCAACGACATTGCCATCGAGGTTGCCAATCTGGCAGCCGTCAAAATCAATGATGACGACTTTGCTCGTTTACCGACTGACAAAGTAGCAAATTTTGGCAGCGTTACTTACCGCGATGCGATCGGGTATGTCGCGCAATTTGCTGGTGGATTTGCGACGTTTGATCGCGATGGTTTGCTGGATATCCGACAGCTCGCCGACCCAAACTTTGAGGTGACACCTAGTCAATATCAATCAAAGGGCCTGACCAAAAATGAGGCGTTATATCGTATCGGTGGGATTGCATGTACTGTAACCACAACAACTAAAGACGATAGCGGTAACGAAACGCAAGAAACGACCACGTTACAGGCCGGCAGCACTGCTGGAACTCAGATTATATTGAACAACCCAGGAATGACGCAGACACTCTTAGATGGACTTTATGAACAATTACAGGACTTGAACTTCTATCCATTCTCGCTTAGTTGGTTTGGTGATCCTTCGTTAGAAGCTGGTGACTGGATCACAGTGCAAGATACGGCTGGTAATGAATTCAAAACTCCTAATCTACTGTATTCGCTGACGTTTGGCGGCGGGGTCACCGCGACAAGTAAAGCTGACACCACAATCACTGCATCGGCAAACTTTGTTTATAGAGGGGCCACTAACCAGATTATTACTAATATTAGGCGATATCTTAATGCTGCAGGGCACGCAATCAGTGAGGGTATTGATGAGCCGACTAGTCCCAAGGCGGGTGATATTTGGTTTAAAAAAGAAGGACCAGATACAACGATTATGACTTATGTTATCGACCCAGAAACTGGAGTCGGATCATGGCATGAGGGGCCGTCAACGAAAGCAAACGCTGAGTTGCAAAAGTTATTCGAAGATTTAAAAGAAGAAATGAAAAGTACCTCTGCGGCGGCGAGTGCAGCGGCCATAGCAGGTAGTGCGGCTATGGTTGCGGGTAATCAAGCAAGTGCGGCGGGGTCCGCGGCCCAATCGGCGGCTGACTCTGTGGCTGCCAAGGTAGTCGAAAGTAGTAAAGAGGTAGCTGCAGCTAAATCTGCGGCATCAAGCGCAGTTGATCAGGCCAGTCAAGCAGTTGCAGCGGCATTTGATAATACTCAGCAAATATCGACACTCAAAACTGATATGGCGGATGCAACAACACAAGCAAGCGCTGCTTATGTTTCGGCAAACACGGCGCTCAGTACTGCTAATACAGCATTAGATAACGCCAAAACGGCGATTGACAGTGCGACAACGGCAGCAACCGATGCAAGTACAGCGTTAAGTACTGCTAATACGGCTTTAACCAACGCAAATCAAGCAGTTACTACAACTAAGACATTGTCGACTAAAGTTGATGATATTACCAATACAATTACGACCCTTGCAACTACGGAAACAGTTAATAAATTAACGGGGACCGTCACAACAGTCAAAACATTGGCCCAGCAGAATGCAGCAGGATTGCTGACAAAGGCTGACACAAAAATTGTTGATACGCTAAATAAAACGGTCAGTGATCACAGTGCACAGTTGAAATTAACAGCAACTGGTGCCCAATTTGATGCGGTTAGTAAAGTTGTTGATGGAGTTAAAAATACGGTCACGACCAATACGGCTAACATAGCCGCAAATACGCAAGCGCTCATGCTTGCAGCAAAGCAGACTACTGTTGATGCACTCAGTAAGACTGTTGACAACCAGACGGCTCAGCTTAAATTAACGGCGACTGAAGCCGAGCTTAAGACCGCACAGACTAGTATCAATACGCTAGATGGTCGTGTAACAAGTATTAATGGACAACTAAACGTACAAGCCGGACTAATTGCGGCTAAAGTCACCGCAAGTGATGTGACGGGAATGCTAAATGGCTATGCCACACAGTCTTGGTCTCAGGGGCAGATATCTGCTGCTAAAAATGAGATTACAGCAAGCGTTGAGACGGTGCAAACGC